GAATTAGACTTTCCGCAATCTGCTGCCGGCGCGTGGGTTCGCCCCAATCCCTGCAAATATGAGGGAAGCGGAAAAGACGGCGCGGTGATGGATTCGGATGTTGTAGCGTTCCGTTTTCTGTTGGTCGAGTCTGACGTGTTGCCAATGCCGGTCCAACTGGCCTTGTTCTCCAAACTTAAGCTCCCCATTGCCGCCGTAATAACCAGCGGCGGAGCGTCTGCGCACGCTTGGGTGCGTTTGGATTGCAAAACCGACTCCGAATATGCCGAAACCGCACGGCGCATCCTGGCGGCATTGGCACCGTTCGGAATTGACCAATCGAACAAAAACCCGTCGCGCCTGTCTCGCCTGCCCGGCGCGGTTCGGCAAATCGGAGCAACCGGCGACGGAATGCAACAACTGTTGTGGTTAAATCCCAATCGCCCCGCCCTAACCTCTGCCGGACTTAAACTTTTTGAGGATTCACTGGCTTTGCCAGCTTTGGAAGAAAAACCGTTCAAGCGGTTTGTTCACGAGGCTCTGCTCAGGTACGAAGAATTGCACCGCGACGGTAACAAGGCGGGCGTGCCAACCGGGATTTCAGATTTCGACCACGACACTGGAGGACTTCACGCCGGTCACATGACCGTTATTGCCGCAGAAACGAACGGCGGGAAAACTTCACTAGCCATGAATTTTCTTTACGGCGCATTGAAGTCCGGTCATGGCGCGGCATTGTTTACTTTGGAAATGTTGAATGAGGAAATTGTGGATTTGTTTTTCGCCATGCATTGCCAAGTGAACCGAAATGGATTTAACACCGGGAAGTTTACGGAATCAGAACTTGCAAGCATGGTTCGCAATTGCGACTTCATCGCCAACCTGCCCTTGTTTTCATACGACGATTCTTCTTTGACCGTGGCCCAAATTCGTCAAAGAATTTTAACCTTGAAGGCGGAAAATTTAATCTCGCTCGCAATTGTGGACTATGCACAAATCGTGACGCCGGAAAACTACGAATTGAACCGCGAGCAACAGGTTGCTGGTGTGGCTCGTGGTTTGTGCGCTTGCGCCAAAGACGCCCGCATTCCGTTAATTGTGCTGTCTCAGGTCAATGATGATAACAAGCTCCGAGAATCCCGCGTGCTTGCCCACGAGGCCCACAATGTCATCATTATCGAAAATAAGGAAATGGAAAACAAAATGCTGATGAAAGTCGTAAAGGGCCGTCGCATCCAAAAAAAGATTTACGAACTCTATTACAAGCCCAGCTTTTGCCAAATCGCCAGCCTTTCTCAACCTGATTAACCGCAAACTGAAAGCCGCACGATAATTTATGAAAAAGCTAAAAGTTCTAATCGCCTGCGAGTTTTCCGGCGTGGTCCGCGATGCCTTCGCCAAACGCGGGCACGATGCTTGGAGTTGTGATTTACTGCCGAGCGACACGCCTGGAAACCATTTTCAAGGAGACGCGCAGGCCGCGAAGAATTATCGCAAGCCATCCCTCCGGCACACTCTGAATTTTTAGGCAGGCAAATCATCAAAACTTTATGACCGACCAAAAAACATACGCGCCCGTGAGCGCAAAGCAAATCACGTTTCAGTCTGGTAAGACGATCATCAAGCTTGGCGTGCCCGTCGAGAAGTTCATTGCCTTCCTGCAAGAGCATCAGAACTCGAAAGGCTACGTCAACCTCGGAATCAGCCCGCGCAAGGAAACGGGCAAGTACGGTGAGACGCATACGGTGTGGCTGGACACATGGCAACCGGGCGAAAAACCCGCCCAGAGCCAAGGACAGGCCCAAGACGCCCCGCCCAGGACGACGACCACACCACCCGCCGCGCCCAAATCGCCAATCGCTGAGGATGATGTGCCGTTTTGAATTTTCGCTGGTTATGGAATACAAGCAATGCTCAAAGTGTCACCAGTTGAAGGTGGTGGCGGAGTTTAGAAAAGGTAGAAAACAATGCAAGGGTTGCATTGCCGCCCGCAGAGCCGCTTACAATGCCGCCAACCGGGAGCGCATAGCCGCCCGCATAGCCGCCTACAATGTTGCCAACCGCGAACGCATAGCCGCCCGCAGAGCCGCCTACAATGTTGCCAACCGCGAACGCAGAGCCGCCTACAATGCCGCCAACCGGGAGCGCATAGCCGCCCGCCTTGCCGCTTACTACGTCGCTAATAAAGATCGTTGCTTGGCCTACAAAGTTGCAAGACGCCATGGAAAAATCATCACCAAATACACCAAGCAATTTTTCCAAACCCTTTCCTTCGGCAGTAAACTAAAAACACAAAATGAAAATGAACAAAATAACGAAAACACCAACAGTTAACGACTTCATCTCCGCGCTGAATCGCGGTGAAGAAGCCATCCGCGAGGCTGCAACCATCCTTTGCCAGATGGTTGACCACGACCCGAAAACATACGAAAAAATTCACAAGGAAACCGGCATTCATTGGAACGTGCTTGGCAATCTTGAACGGGTTGGCCGTGGAGCCATGCACTACCGCCTTTTGTTCGACACGTCGCCCGCATCGAAATATATCGCCATGCTTCCGGCCAGCCAGCAGGCCGAATGCTACGACAAGGGGATTCAGGTGGTGAACATCACCGGCGGCAAGACCATCGTGGAATCCAAGAAGCCGCAGGAGCTTACCATGCAGGAGGCCCGCGTGGTGTTCGACGTCAAGCACGTCCGCACGATTGAAGAACAGGTTAAAGTCGTGAAGCAACCCAAACCGGCGACACCGGCAAAGGCCGCGCAACGCTATTCCATCGCGGACGACAAGCTGACCGTGTTCGCGGCAACCGTGTTCACCATGTCGCAGTTGCAGGACATTCTGGAACAAATGAAGTCCAAGGCCATCAAATCGCTTGCCACCAAAAAGTGAGCCACCGACCGAAAATAGCCAATTAACACTTTTGCCATCGAACCGCCGGCCCTGTTACGGATCGTTCTTCTTTCACCGTTTCGGGCAAACCGGCCTCGATGGCAGCTTTTCAGAATCCATGTGGTCAGAAATTGAAACCTTGAGGCGTCAGATTGGCGGTTATGACGAAGCGCCAGAATCCCCGCAGACACGCCCAGACGCCCGCCAGAGGGCGCGGGAGGCATCGGCAAGGGGAATGAGGCGGCTATACGCTCAAAGACGCGCCCAAGGGCTTAACGCGCATGGAAAACCGTTAAAGGTGCCCAACCGGGCAAATTATCGTTATTTGCTGAATAAATGGGAAAAAATACTTGCAATGCGTGTTCAGGTGGATTAAAGTCGCGGCATGAAGAACGATCCGAGACGGAAATGCCGAGAGTGCGGAAATCCATTCTATCCCACCACCTCATGGCAAAAGTTCGACACGTCAAAGTGTCGGGACGACTTTAACAATCGTCAGGCCGCGATGCGCAATCGGCCCAAGCCAAAACCGAAAAAGCGAAATGAAAAACGAGCAATGTGAAAATGTTTATGCCGTTCAACCATTTGACAATGACGCGGACGAACCCGCCGCGTTTTCCCCTGACGATTTCTCGGTTGGGGATTCTTCCGTTTCCTCCCTGCGTGATAAAGTAGTCCGTGAGATTGGCATTTCTGCAAATCTCGCGGATGAAGTTTTAGACCTTCTTTCCGAATCCGGTGCGTTGATATGCCGGCATCGTGCCCCCAAAATCAACGGTTCCGAAGGCCAATGGCGTTCGCTTTCAGCCAAACTGCTTCGCGTCATTGAATACGTATCCAAACATCCGACGCGACTTGGTCTGTATGCCGCATTGCATGTCTGGGACATTCCCGTCTTCGATAATTTTAACGGGCATTTATCGCAACAGGATTTTGCCAAGACCGTTATCGTCAAAAGCGTTACTTTAACGAGGGGGAAGCACAAGGGCCGTGTGGTGCGTCAGTACCTCACTAAAGCCGCTGTCAACAATGCCGTTTTACACGCGCAACATTATTTCCTATTGCCGCCTCGGTCAGACCAGCGAGCCGGAGAAACCAGAAAAAAACAAAAACAAGTTCGAGAAAGCAAACTATTATGAACGAAGCAACACCACGAGCAACCTACCTTGCCACAAATCCAGAGGCCAAAAAACTGCATAACTGCCAAGTCAAGGAGTTTCGGCGCAAGTATTGTGATTTCATTGACGGTGGAGTCGAGCTTAAAGGCTTGTTCAAGAGCTTCATCAAGAAGGCGGATCAGGCGCGGGAAATCGGAATTGTCCTGATTGAGTTTTGCGAATCTCTGCCGGGCGCGAAACTGACCCGCGATTTTTACGAGCAGGAGAAAGAGTTTTTCACGGATGGCCAAGGTAGGCCGGTGAGCTTTGACATGCTGCAATGGTTCATGCGGATTGCCCGCGAGAATCTTGACCCGATAGCCGACATTGCCACGGCGCTGAAATACCGGCAACCGATGTTGCTGGCGACTGGCGACAACGAACTCGTGTTGCAGAGCGAGCGCCCGCAGCAAAGGCACGTCCCACCGCCCGACAACCTTGCGACATTCAAGGAAATGCTGAACCCGTCCGAATGGATTGACGCCTGGAAACAGTTGCAATCGAACGAGAACTATTGTCCCGATGGCCATTTCCGCGACACGCTGCGCGAGATACTGAATGAGCAGCTAGCCCCTACATTTCCGGTCTGGCATGAAATCGAGGCCAACGTCAAGGGTTGGCCGGAGGAAAAGCGCAATCGGGTAATGGAGGCAATTGAAAGCTGACATGAGCGAGCAACCATCATCCGTCAACCATCCGGCGCATTACAACCGGCATCCATCCGGCATTGAGTGCATTCAGGTAATTGAACACATGGGCTTTTGCCTTGGGAATGCGATGAAATACATCTGGCGGGCAGATTTAAAAAACGATGCGATTGAGGACTTGCAAAAAGCCGTGTGGTATATCAACCGCGAGATTGAGAAGCGGCAGAAAGGCGGGAAATGAAAACATACGCATTTGTTAAGGAAATCCGCAACGAAGTAGGAACGGTGGTTGCGACGGTCTATCTGAAAATCAACGTGGTTGCCGACATTCGCAAGTGTTTTCAACTCAATCCGAAATTTATAAAATGAAATCCCACAAACGCGCTTCCAAAGCCAGCGGTTCAACCGTTCAAAAAATCCGAGAGATCGTCACCATGAGCGGACGATACTCGCAAAAATCCCTTGCCCGCAAATACGAGGCGAGTTTAAGGAGGTTCAATGGAACAACCGGAACAAATTGACCCGCCGCAGAACGAATCGGTTGCCGGCGAGATTGAAACCAAATTGAGCGGGTTCAAGCCCGACGTTGCAATGCGGTTGCGCGGGCTTTACGTCAAATGGCTTCACCCGGAAGAATACTCGCTGACCAAATCGCAGGAAAACGAGTTGATTTCCGCCAAGCTGATACCATCAACCATCAATTGCGAAATCACCGGAGAGGTGCTGCCCAGCTTTTGCACGTCATTCCCGCAGTTTTCAAAAATCCTGAAATCGCAGCTTGGAGTGGATTGCGACCAAAGAGTTTTGGCAAATCATTTTCGGAAAGGCTTTTTACAGGGGACGCGGGATAAGTTGAACAAGCAGATTTCAACCACCGCCGCGCTGATTCGGTGCCGTGAAAAATGGGGCGATAGGCGCGGCGAGTCGAGCGAAATCCAATCCAATTCCGACGAAGAAACGGAACAGTCCATAAAGAAGGACCGGGCACGCATTTCGAGGGACCGAGAAAAACGCGCCAATGAAATTGAACAGCGGAAATTTGACGATAGTTGGATGTTGACGGAGGAAGCGGATAACGCACTTGAGGCTTCCGGCGTGCTGCTGCGGAACATGAGCCGGGATATGATGGAGCGGAGAGTACCCAAAAGCATCAACGATGCGATTCAAAAGCTTGTTACAGATTTATCCATGCGTCAGGCAATCATGGTGGATGTGACCGCGATTTGCATTTCGGCCTTTGACCAGTTGCAGTCTGATATGCGCGTGAAGCTGGTTGAACTGGCGAAGGAAATGGAAGAAAGCAATAAGCAGAAGAAAGGCGAGATGAAATGACCACCGCCAAACGCTTCCAACGATTTGCCGACTCGTTTTGCCAGCCGCCATTTCGCGGCGACATTAACGAGAATTGCCAGCGGTTCAAATTTGTCGGCCCCGGTTACAAGTCCATGCCCTCCAGTCAAAACGGCCATTTCATGCTTGAATCGGCGCGGCATTTGGCCGGGCCGCTGGCCGCATTGCTTGATCCGTTTGTCAGGATTACGCACATCATTGGCGCAACCCAAGTGTTAAAGTCCATGAGCGGTGAGACATGGGTTATTTATGTGTTTGAGCATTTGCGGCTTTCCATTCTGATTTTGTTTGAGGACCAAGACAAGGCCAAGTTGTTTGCATCCGAACGGCTGATAACCACAATTCGAGAACACCCAGGATTGAGCCGGTCAATTGCGGAAACTCTGGAAGAAAATCGGCACAAGATCACCGGAACGAAAATCAAACTTCCCGGTGCTACGATGCTGGTGGCTGGATTGAACGAGGGAAATGTTTCAACGCTTTCATGGCCGGTCATATGGGTATCCGAAGCATGGCAGCATGGAAGCGATGGATTGCTTTTCAAAGCGTTCAAGCGTGCTGACCGTTTTGCGGATACGGCGAAGATTTTGAACGAGTCGCAAGCGTCATTGGTAGGCACGGATTTGCATACCGCGACCAAAGACGCGCATCCGGTTCCGTTGGAATGGCGGTGCCCCGCTTGCGACGGAGTTCAGACATGGGAACGTAGGCATTGGTCATTTAAGCGACCGGATGATTTCAAGCCCCGCGAAAACCGGCTGATTGTTCCGGTTACAATCGGGGATTCGACCGCAACGATATGGGAGCCTCCCAAGCCCGGCACATACGCGGGCATGTCGTGGGGACTGGATACGCCGACGACGCAAGACAATCGAACGGTTGAGGAAAAGGCGCGTTCGGCTCATTGGCGCTGCGTCCATTGCGATTACCGGATTGATGACACCAAGGAGAACCGTCAGGCGATTGCTAAAACGTATTCTCAGAATTACAAGCTGATTACGGCTGGCCAGACAGTGACGCCTCGTGAAGTGTGTTTTACCCTGCCGTTTGAATCGAATGTTGATAACCGCTTTGAGTCCACGGTTAAAAAGTTTTTGTCGGCCAAGTCCGCATCCGACTTCGTGAATAAAAAGCCGCTAGAAGATTGGTATTTGGCGGATCGCGCCTTTTTTTATGACCCGGCCCTAGACTATCAATCATTCGTTATCAGTCCCGGCAGCTATGACCCGGCAATGTATCGTGAAATAATGGGTGATGGTTTTCATTCGGTCAACATGATGGTGGATTGCCAGCAGGATCAGGAAATGATGGACAGGACTGGAAAGAGCATGACGGGATGGTTTTGGTTCATCATTCGCGCCGTGGACAAGTTTGGAAACTCGAAGCAACTGGCACGCGGATTTTGCAAATCGTGGGATGAGCTTTTGAGGCACAAGGCGAAATGGGCGGTTCCGACTGACCGTGTTTGCATTGACGTTGGCCAGTGGGGCACGCAGATTATGCAAAAGGCTGTCGAGTGCCGTGAGACGGTCAAGCTAGACAAGCCAATGGGCATATACCGGGTTACGCAGAAGGACTTGTCATGGTATCTGTTTTCGGCGGAAAACACGCGCAAGGGGTTTCCGCATACCGATAATAATTTTCGGATGTGGAGTTTACCTCAACGGGTTCCGGTGCCGTTGTTGGATTCGGAGGGCAAGCGGAGGACCATCTTTTTGCAAAAAATCCGATTTGACCGAAAGACGTTTAATCAGCAATTGGACGCGCTTTGGGGCGGAGCGCCGGGGATGCCCAAGTTTGAAATTTTGTCCCGTGAATTGCTGGATGAGCAGAGCCGGAACATGGAAATGGGAGACCGGACATATTCACAACAGCTTTCGGCCAAGGTATATGACCCGGCAAAGAATGATTACAAGGAGTTGCGTCCTGACGACCATTACCAGTGGTGTGAAATTGCGTTTCTTGTCAGGACGGCAATGGACGGCCTTTTTGGCGCGGCGATAGCAACTCCACAATGATTTATGAACATCAATGAATTCAAAATGAACTTCGCATCCCTAATTAACGGCGCATTGCGCGACGGGATTCAACCCAATGAAATTCTACCGACGCTCGCAACGGCTGAATTTGAGTTGCATGACATGGCCATGCGGATTCGCATGGAGGCGGCACAACGGGCGATTGCCAGCGCAATTATCCCGGCGAACAAATTGCCGGGGAAAAATTGACCGCCGCGCCATTTGCGGGTTTACGATTTTAGCCGATACTATACCGCGCAACGGGCAGCGCGGAATACAAATTCGGTTGCGATGAGAAAAGGGACAATTTAGCTTCCCGGCGTTTCGGCTGAAAATTTTCAACGCCAATCGCAATCGCCCGATTTGACTTTTTGCGCCTTTGGATGGCACAAGAACCAATCATTTGGCGAGAACCCGAAAGCTTTACAATCGGGGATACGCTGCTGTTCCAGCGTTACCTGCCATCGTGGCTTCCGTCTGACGGTTGGAGCATTCAATACGTCGTTTCATCGGAAACCGCCGGTAAACCGCCGGCGCTCAACTTCGTTACCACGCCCGACAGCACGAATAAAATCCACACCGTTGCCATCAACAATTTCGCATTTGGTGTTGAGCCGGGGGTTTATATCCTGTCTGGTTTCCTTGTCAACGGCGCGGAACGTCATCAAATCTACTATTCCGAGCTATCGCTTCGTCCGAACCTACCAAGCACATCCACCATCCCATTAAAGTCGTTTGAGCAGGAAATGGTGGAATTGATGCGGAACAAAGTCCGCGAGTTGGAAAGCCAGATTTTGCAGGAAACGGACGTGCAGAGAACTCGATTCGTGGTTGAGGAACGCGACAAGGCTCTGAAACGGTTGAACTTTTGGGAGGAACGGATGGCCCATGTGGTCAAATCGCGCATCGCTAAAAACACTGGTTTTTCTCAAAACCTGATTCAACCGCTTTATGCCGGTGGCTGGTAAAAATATGAAGATTCCATTTTCAAACCTGTTTCGTTCCAAGCCATCAGTTGCCGTCAATCCGCCAGCTTTGAGCGGTGCCATTCGGAGCGACATTTCCAAGCAACACATTGCGCTTGTTCAGCGTCAAATTGAACATTTTGGCAAGCTTCACCGGCAAATTTCCGAAATTGGCTCCATGATGACCCGCTCCTATGATGCGGGCATTTCGACCAAGTTCAATGCGGACTTCAAAGGCACATACGCCAGCGCCAACGGCGAGATAATGACGAGTGATTACACCGTCCGCGCCCGCTCCCGAACGGTTGCGAAGGATACCCCCCAAGGCAAGGCGATTGTCCGAACCTTTCAAAACAATGTCGTTGGAGATGACCCGTTCAAGCTGGACATGCGTTTTGGAAAGTGGGTAAACGTGAAGAACGAGGAAACCGGAAAGATGGAGGAACAGTTCATCGAGAACACGGAGATTAACCGTGCGGTGGAAACCGAATGGGAGATATTCGGACAACCGGAGAACTTTACGGTTAAAGGGGATATGTCACGCATGGAGACATGGCGCATCATGGAGGCCGGGACTGTGCGCGACGGCTTTATTCTCGCCCGCCATCAGAAGGGTTTCCCGTACAATCCATACGGTTACGCGATTGAGATTTTGGAGTGTGATCGGCTGATGTCGCAATACATGGGGAAAGCTGACAATGGAAATCCGATACGGTTTTCGATTGAGTACGACAAGCATTGGAATCGCCCGGTTGCGTATTGGATTTTGACCCGTCATCCGGGGGACATTTTTGGACAAGCGACAATGGCCGGCATGGCTGGTCAACCGCAGGAGCAACAGCTTTTCCGCGAGCGCATTCCGGCAGAGCAAATCATACTGTTCAACAACTTGCGGGACCGGGCCGAGCAGGACATTGGATTTACGGAACTTGACGCATCGGTTCAATCGCTTTGGCGGCTGTTTCAATACGAGAAGTCACTTACTTACGCGGCGATTTCATCCTGCATGAAGCCGTTTTGGTTGAAGAAGAATTTTCCCACCGGGATGCAATTCACGGCTGATGATGTTGCCGGATATTTGGCGCGGTTGAATGACGGTGTTGGAGGTGGTGCAGGTGCCCCGGTTGATGGTGGATCGTCAAAAGATGCCGGGGATGTTCAGCGGCAGCAGGGACTCATGCAGCGGGTATCAACCGACGTTCCAGGCGCGACGTTGGACTTGGATTATGGACTGGAACTGATGCAGACAGATCCAAAATTTCCGATTGAGGCGGCGCACGAGTTTCGGCAGGACAACCAGCGCGATATTGCGGTTGCGTCTGGTGTTTCGTATCAGGACGTTTCCGGCGACTTTCAAAACCTTGGATTTGCGGCGGCCTTGATGTGCCAAACTCCAAAACAGGATTATTGCAAAATCCGGCAGCGCAATTTCATTGACCATCCGGTTAGAAAAACGTTTCGTGAATGGCTTCGCAATGCGATTTTGTCTGGTATTTTTGAGCGCAAATATGGCGTGCAAATGGAGCTTACCCGGCTTGAGGATTACGTGCAGTCGGCGAAATGGAAAGGCAAGCGATGGGCTTTTGTCAACCCGCTGGTGCAGGCGCAAACGCTTATCATCCTGATGGAAGCGAACATCATTTCCCCGCAACAGGTGCAGGACCAGTTGCCAGACGGGGTGCCGGTTGAGACGCTTTATACGCTGATCGCGGAGGCCAAAGCGGAGGCCAAGAAGCGCGGGATTCAGGTGGACACGTTTGACGTGACGCGGCCCACCATCAGCAAGGGCGAGCCGGGACAAACCGTGCCCGACCCCCTGGACGATGGGGACAACGCGCAACCCACACCAAAGACCAAGCCCGGAAATCCGGTACGTTCAAAAAAAGCCCGCATTTCACCAGAAGTCCTCGCTTTGATTGACCAGCAAGGCGACGGAAGGAACGGCGGAAAGCATTGAAAAATGAAACCGTTTTCTGTGCATACATCGCTGATGGCAGCTTATGAAAAGCTGATCGGCGGCGGGGATGTGCTTGGTTTGGCCACATTGACCTTTACGGAAGCGCAAGGATGTCCCGTGGTGCCGGTCACGCACACGGAGATTGTGACTGACTTTGTGCTGATGAACGGACTTTCCCCAAAGACGTTTGTTGAGCGTGCGGAATGGCGTGCATTGTTGATCAATTTTACCCCAACGAAAGGCTTGAAGGTGTTGCTTACCGTATCACAGGGAGGCAAGGTTTTTCCGATGCGATTATGGGAGGGGGGACTAGAGGCGGGCGGGGAGATTTGGCGATTTAGGCTCTGTGACGTTAACTTTGCGGGATGATTTTGGGGTGGCGGTTGGAAGTGTCAGGCTGAACCCTTGATGTTTAAGCCCCAAGCGCCAGCCGCCGCCTTTTTGACTATTGGCCGTTTTGTAGCATGGCCAAAGTCATCAAATCAAAAAAGGGCGCATTAGAATCCGAATCCCGTTATCGGTATGCGCAAGTTGAGGCAAATTCTGCCGACGAAAAGAAACGCACGCTACAAGTGGCGTTTTCTTCTGAATTTCCGGTTGAACGCACCGCCAGCGCCCGCGACGAAAAGCTGGGGATTGCCAAGCGGGGTGAGGAATACCTGGAATTGCTTTCGCACAACGAGGGTGACTATGACATCTCCGCCCTGAATGCCCCCGGTGCCTTCGTGGACGAGCATGACACTCGGGCGCACATTGGGCCAGTGACAAGAGCGGAGGTTTCCGCAGACAAAAGGGGACGCGCAGTTATCGGTTTTGACGGTGCTTCCGAACTCTCCAAAGTGCGTTTTAATCAAATGAGCGGCACTAGTCCGTCTCGTCCGCACATATCGTTCGATTATAAAATTTCACGCTTTATTTCCGATGAAGTAT